GACCGCGCGCAATGTTGACCACCCCACGGCCGATTTTCACCCCGCTGGAAACGGTCAGGAAGGCCCCCACCGCCGCCACGATGCCGGCCATACCCAGCACCACCGGCTGCGCGTTGTCCGATAGCGAGGTCAGACCACGGGCCACCCAGGTCAGGCCCTGGGCCGCTGCATCCGTCGCCGGGCGAATGGCATCGCCGATGCTGCGCATCGAGTCGTCCACCGCCTGGCCCAGCTCCGACCAATGCTGCGCCGACGTCTCGCGCCGCTCGGCCAGGTTCTTGTCGAGAATCCCGCTCGCCTTCTGCGAATCGGCTTTCAGCTCGTTGTACAGCCCCCGGTTCTGCGCGTAGGCCGTGAGCGCGGCCTTGACTTGCATGTCAGCGAAGATATCGCCGGTGCGCAGGGTCTTCTCCAGGGCATCGAGCGCGGCCTTGGCTTTCTCCGGGTCAACTTCCTTGTCGATGCCGGCCTGGGCATCCTTGATCTTTTGCGCCTTGGCCGGGTCGGTCGCCTCGACGTATTTCAACGCCAGGGCCATGGACGACTCCAGCGCGCTCATGCCCTTCTGAATGCCGGTATTGAGCGAGCCTTGATAGTCGATGCCGGCGTCTTTGTAGGCCTTGACCACATCGCCGGAACCGATTTTCTCCATCCAGTTCTTGAGGTTGTTGGCCGCCTCGTCCGAACTGCCGGCCGTCTTCATCTGCACTTGCAGCATCGCGCCCAGGGACGTGACCGCATCCATGCCGGTGCTGCCGTTCTTCTCCATCGACGCGAGCAGTTGTGGGAACCACTTGGCCATGTCACTGGCCTCAAAGCTGCCCGCCTGGCCTTGGAAGGCGATCGCCTCCAGGGCCTGCTGCATGACACGCGGGTCGTTGATCTTGGCGTTTTGCTGCAGCGCCATGATCATGCTGGCCGTGTCGACGCCCGACGCCCCTTGGCCGATGGCGAACTTGGCCGCCGTCGGCGCGTAGGACATGGCCTTGTCCAGCTCCATGCCGGCACCGACCAGCTGGTTGACCAGATCCGCCACGTCATTGCGCGACATGCCCGTGTCTTTCGACGTGTCGATCACCGTCCGGGTTAGCTGGGCTTCCTCCGGCTTGTTGGCAATGTCCGCCTTGATCGCGATGTCACGAATGATCGCCTGATAGGTCGCGCTGATCTTGGTGGGAACTGCCGTCAGGCCGGCGCCGACGACTGCGGCGCCAATGTTCGACTTGAGCGAAGACTTGCCGGCCTGCAGTTGCTGGTGACCCTTTAACTGCAGATCGGCGGCCTTGGCCTCGCGGCCTAAGCGTTGATACTCACGCCCCAGGCGGCCAACCTCGACCCCTTGCTTGCGCAGCGCGTCAAGGTTGGTATTGAGCTTGCTCAGCAGGCCGCCAGCCGAGGCGGCCCCGCTGTCGTGCGCACGCTTCCATTCCTCGCGTAGCTTGATGGTTTCGCCAATGGTGCTTTTCAGCACCTTGGCCTTGTTGCCTTTGGCCTCCAGCTTCTGAATGCCGCTTTCAACCGTCTTGAATGCGGAGCCGACCGACGAAGCGACGGCACCACCAATGACCAGCATCAAAGGCTTTAGAGCCATTGCCTACCCCCTTGCCGGCTCAATCCGTGAGCCACCAGACCATGTCTGTATAGGACATGGTCAAGATTTCAGCGGCCGAGAAATTCAGCTCGGCCGCCAGCCGTTTGGCCGCACGTTTTTGCGTGTCTGGATTAAAGTCAGTCTTCTTGCACCAGGCGAAAATAGCCGCTCTGCAGGCGGCTGTAGTCCTTGTAAGCGAGGCCGTCCAGATCCTTCACGCCGACCTCGGCCAGCGAGGCAAACAGGTTCAGCTCGCGCTCCTCCTCGTCGCCATCGGCGACCTTCGAAGCGTTGCGGATATCGCGCACGGTCGGCGCGCGCAGGGTGATTTGGTCCTGGGTGACGCCGTTCAGCTCGGTCGGCTTGGTCAGGGTGACGGTCACGCGGTCAGAGTCCAGCTTGATGTACTTCGGTAGTGGCTTGCTCATGCGATGGTGTCCTTGATTCGAAAAGGTGTGCGAAAGGGTTGGGGGTTACAGGCCGAGGTCGCGGCGCTGGCTGGCCAGCTGGTCGACGCCGTTAATCACGCGCTTCATGCCCGCCGGGTCGATCTCGTAGATCACTTCGCCGCCGACTTCGAGCTTGTAATAAG